ACGAGACTCGGGTGTGTCGATTCCTGCTACTCGAACTCTCTCTTTTTTTGTAAGCCCAAATCCTAAATCAACTAATATGTCAACGGTATCACCATCAACAACTCTTACTATTTCTTTTACTTTATATGTATACATTATTTTTTCTTTTTTCTAATTCCTTTTGAGCACGCATTGTTAATTCTATATAATCGTTTTTAACATACTGTTTTAATTGCTCTAAACTAATTGGTTTAAATGATATTTTCTTATTAAGGTTTGCTAAATTCTCAACGAGAACAAAGCGAGTATTTCTAAAATCAATAATTCTTTGTGGTGCAAATCCCATATTTATTCTTCTTGTTCTTGTTCTGGCTCATCACCAATATCTGTAGAACCACAGAACGGGCAATAAACAGGTAGTTCATCAACATCTGATTCGTTTCTAATGATAACGTATTCAGTGCAGCATCTATAACAATAATTAGTTTCTCTTATCATGCTTCACAGGAGCTGCAGTTTAAAATATTACGCGAAAGTTCTTGAGAAGGGTTAGTTCCTCTATGGTAGTACAACGTTTTTACGCCCTGTTCCCAAGCAAAAATAATTAGTTGATTAACATCTTTTACAGGAGTTGATGGATGAATCATAAGGTTTACACTTTGAGCTTGGTCTACGTGTCTTTGACGTATTGATGTTTGTATAATAATCTCCTTTTGAGATATTTCTCCAAACGTTTTAAACACATCTTTTTCGTGTTCTGTTAAAAATTCAAGGTGTTGAACTGAGCCTCCATTTACAAGTATTGATTTCCAAATAGTTTGATTATCTTTGTCGTGATGCAATAGGACATCTTTTAAATAAGGATTCTTGTATGTAAACTTACCTTTTGCTAAATCTTTTACAAAGTAGTTTGAATTTAGTGGCTCAATCGAAGGTGAGACTTGGCCTAGAATAAATGAACTTGATGTAGTAGGAGCAATAGCCATTGTAGTTACATTTCTTATTCCATAACCCTCAAGCAATTCTGGTTCACCAAATGCGTCAGCTAAACATCTTGATGCGTAATGTGATTCCTTTTTAATAAAAGTCCATATCTCAGAAGTTAATTGTTTTGCTTCAAATGATTCAAACGAAATTGATTTAGATTGTAGATAAGAGTGCCAGCCTAATACACCAATTCCAAGAGCTCTTTGTCTCTTTGCAAAGTTTCTTGCTGGTTGTAAATAAGGAACGCCTGTAGTCTTTCGAATAAACTCTGTCATCACAGCATCTAAAAAAGAAGTAAGTACTTGAACCGCATCAGAGTCTTTCCATTCGTCATAATGTAATAAGTTCATCGATGATAGATTACATACAAATGATTCATCATCACTCGAGTGCAATGCAATCTCTGAGCAAAGATTCGATGCATGTATTTTTAATTTCTTATCTTGATAAACTTCTGGCGCGTTATTGTTTATTGTGTCTTCAAAAAAGATATACGGATAACCACTTTCAAATCTTTTCTGAATCACTTTAGCCCAAACTTTTCGTTTCTCTTTATCACCATCAATCATATCTGACATCCATTGATTACTTATAGTGACACCAATAGACATGTTTTGAATAGGGTGACCATCACCTCTTATCTGCAGAAACTCAAGTATATCATCGTGGTCAATGGGCAAGTATGCTGCAAAAGAACCTCGACGTACATTTGATTGTGAAACAACATTTGTTACTGTTTCAAATAATTCCATAAAATGTACAGGCCCATTTGATTTACCACCCGAAGTTATATCCGTGCCTCTTGCTCTTAGTTTTCCAAAGTAACCTGATGTTCCACCACCCATCTTAGTCATCATTCCGACTTCTGCTTGTTTAGTTAATATTGACTCCATAGTGTCATCAATATAAGAACCAAAGCAAGAAATAGGTAAACCTCTTTCAAGGCCATAATTAGCCCAAATGGGTGAGGACAGTGAAAACCAACCTCTACTCATGTAATCTTCAAATTTATCTGCAAAGTCTTTTTGATTTAATTCTTTACCTGCAGCTTCAGCAATTTCACGAACGCGGCCTTCTGCGGTTTGGCCTTCTAGCAAATATCCTCTTTCGAGGAATGTACGAGAATCTTCGTTCAACCAATAATAATTTTCCATAATATATCTATTCTAAAATAAGTCGTCTTCGTCGTATGATTTATCTTTTTTTGAGTATTCTGTTGGGCGTTTATAGAAAAAGTCTGTAGCAGTGTTGCCAAGTACATCTTCATCAAACCAAACAGTTTGTTCTAATTGAGATTCGTTAACATCGTCAAAGACGGGATCGAATCCGATTTGTTTTAAAGAATCATTTAAGCGATTCTTAATAAAGTTTTTTAGTATATCAGCTGAAAGATGTTCACTCTCATATTTGTTTAGTGACCACTCAATTATATTTGCTTCTGCTTCGAACGCTTTTGCACATGAAGATGTGACTCTTTCTACAAGCTCATCATCAAATAGCTCGGGGTGTTCTTCTCTTATTACGTTTACTAATTTGATACCAACAAGAGCGTGTAACATTTCTTCACGAGAAGTATAAGCTACTTGCTGAGCAGTGTCTTTTAGATAGTTACGAAAGCGATTAAAGTAATTAATAGTATAGAATTGTGCAAACAACGAAACGTTTTCTACATATAATGTAAACAAAATAAGAGAATATAGGTATTGTTTCTTATCGTCTTTATAACATTTCTTTAAATGCTTACGAAGATATTTAATTCTATTCTGAATCATAGGTACAGACATGTTTTCTTCAAATACATCTTCAAGGTCAAGTACTTTAAGTAATCTTTCATAAGCGTTGTTATGAATTACTTCTACATTGGCCATTACAAATCCTAAGTCTGTAATTGATGGATGTGGTAAGTTCTGTCCAAGATTAGCCCAAAAGGTTTTAACGGCTACTTCTATTTGGCCTATAGCAGAAAGAGAACGTTTAACCATTTCTCTTTCTTGGTTATTAAGATTTACTTTAAAATCTTGTATGTCTGACTGAAAGTTAAATTCTTTATCAGTCCAAAATCCATTGTGCATTGCAGAGATGTACTCCTCTGTCCAAGGATAATTATCAGGTTTACGCGTTATCTGTTCTTCGAAAATCATAGGTACTATTATATACTGTTAAAGGGTGAATGTAAAACAAAATAAAGAGAAAGGTTCTCTTTATTCGTTTGAAGCTCTACGGCGAATTGCACGTAAAGCGCCGGTATCGGAGTTACGCAGAACAATAATAGAATCACGTGATTTTATTGCGTAGTCGTATATAGCCTTTTGATTTTCGTCTTGAAGATTCAAGTATTTTGACCATCTCTCGAACTTGTTACGCCCAGTAGCAAATTTATTAAATACTTCTGAAGACACATCAAAGTCCTTGTATTTTCTTCTCTTTATTGGCGGAGCCATCGGTCTATCATAAACCGCGACTGCACCTGTGGTCATTTGTTCCTTTTTAGGCCTCATGTAATAATATCGTTCTGTGTAATATATATACTTTGCTTGGTTTTGACATGATACGCTGTAAAGATTGGCACATTACAAAAATGCCCAATCGGCTCGTGCTCTTCAACCACAACTTCAGTATTTGCTTTTGCAAGTGGCTCACCCGTTTTAAGAGGTAGGTCTCTTACCAGAAAATATTTATTCGCCTGTATCGTTCCATTTTCATTTAAAAATAAATTTTTACACTCGTATAATTCAAGGTAATCTTCTATTTCTAATCTTTCACAAATGGTTTCATCTGATAATTGAGTACTATCTTTAATCAGAAATAACGCTGTTGCGTAACCGGCAAGTTTACTTTTACCGCCGGGTAATTTATTTAAAAGTCTTTTAATATTGTAGACTAAACGATGAAAAGCGGTATAAGCTCCTTTTTCTTCTTGTGTTTGTGGCTTCTTTAACTTCTTACCGTTTTCATCTACAATACCAAATTCAAACGCTTTTGTATCTTTCCAAGCAGTTGTAAGAAGACGTATAAATCTTAATGCGTAAAAAAAATCTGCTCCTTTAAGTAAGCCCATTATAGTTCTTTCAATTTTTTAGTTATGTAAAGGTCTGTATATACGTCTTGTTTTTCTCCGTCTGGTAGTAAATTTAAATATAGTAAAATGGTTTTAATTATGCTCCAATGTTTTAAATCAATTCTGTAAAATATCATTCGATTCGCCGCTCTTATTTCAAAAACATTGAATAATATAATAATATGATTTAAAAGTAATCGTATCTGAATTTCTCCAGTTTCGTCGTACTTACGAAGTAGACGATTGATATACTTAAATCTCGCAATATCTTCTTTAAAATCTGCAACTGTTAAACAAGCGGGGTTGTCATAATTTTGAGCTGCGTAAATTTCAAAGTTATCATTATTTAGTTCAGCAAACATAAGTTTATTTATTCTGCAGATTTAGCCTGCTGTCCTAAAATAAACAAATGGAAATCAGCAGTATCTTTTTTATAAGGATTTCTTCCGCCTTTATATCCTGCTTTATAAGCTTTATTCTTTTCTATTTCTTTGCTTAACTTTTGATTTCCAAATAATTTTGATAGTAGACTATCTACGTCATTTTTTTTTACTTTGAAATCTCCGCCTTTTACAAATTTAGCTGGGTTAACTGCTTCCTTAGTAGCCTTTGATATTGCTTTACGTCTTTTGTGTAGATACTTGTCAGAGCTATCTACGTCTCCATCATTATCAATATCTTTGTCTTTACGATCATCAAAATCTTTTGCAGCAGCTTTTTTATTTACTGGATCAAGTTTACCTTCTTTTTTGGCTAATGCTTTTTTGATTGAAGCTAATCTACGAGCTTTTACCTTTGCTGGGTCCTCACCACTAGCTGGTGGAGCTCCACCATCAGTTTTACCAACATTCATTCTTGCTTTTCTATACTTATGAATCATATCGTTATGATATTGCTTCTGCTTAGGACTTCCACCTTTAGATGCAGCGGTGTGCTTTTTAATTAATTCATTATAATCAGCAACTGTTTTTTCTTCGCTAAGATCGCCAGATTCATAAGCTTCTTTAAATCCTTTAATACCTTTTCCTTTTGGAGCAGTATCTTTCTTTGTTTTAACGTCGTCCTGTTTCTTAGGGTCTATTTTTTTACCGTCATATTCTTCTACGTCAGTAATCTTAACACCTCTAGGGCCTTGGCCTTTTGGCACTTTTGATTTGGGTGCGTTGTCACCTGCTTTAGGATCGTCCTGTTCGGGGTCGTCGACCACTTGCACTTTATGAAGTTTTTTAAATTCTTCATCGCGCTTACTAGTTTTGCCTAGTCCCTCATTCAGTATTTGTAATATATCTTCTTGTAAATTCATAATACTATTTATCTGTTTTAGCTTTTCTAACTTGTTTTAATCTTTCGATTTCTTTTTTTCTCATAGCAGGAATCATTCTCTTTGCTAATTTCTGCATTAAAGTCTTTTTCTTTTCTACTTTCTTATCTATATTTACTCTTGCTTGAAAAGGTAAATCACTATAACTTTTACCTTTTAGAAACATTTGGCGCATATATTCTCTTGCAGCCTTATTTGCTCGTGCTTGTATTTTTTCTACACCTGCTTTTTTTCTCATCGCGATCTTTCTTTTTCGTGCGATCTTAGGTGCGAGGCGTTTCATAAGAATACCTCTCTTGCGTCTGGCCATAGGTGTAAGAGGAGCTTCTAAAATATCTAATGCTCTTTCAATTAAATTCATATCTGTATATTAAATAACATAAAGCCTGCTGCTACTGCGCCAGTAACTAATGCACCGGCTACTATCCAACCAAACTTTACAATAGTTGCAATAGTTGCTTTTGCTTCTCCAAGAATACACTCTGCTTCACGAAGACGTTCTTCGATGTCATCAAGCTTTACATGTAGGTCATCTATTGATTGCCATGTAGTCACGGTCTTTTCTTCAAGAGAATGTATTTTTTCTTCAGCCCGCGCAAGTGATATAATAGCTTCTGCCATTTTATCGATCTTTTCCTCGATTCTATCGAGTCTGTTTCTGTCTTCTCCGTTCATATTAGTTGTCTACTTTGGCACCGGCCCTCCATTGAAAACACGACCAATATCGTGCTTTCCATTTAGGACCTGGGTTATCACAGTTGTGTCTTGCTCTAAAGTTCTTTCTACGCTCTGGGTCGTCTCTTTTGATACTCATTTTCGGGTCACCAAAACGTACAACGACTACATTACCCTTTGGTCCTTTTACATATACTTTAAATTTCTTATTAGGATTTTCGGAAGTACGTATGGGGTCGTTCAGCTTTACCTTTTTACCTTGGTATTCTGCCTCTTCAATTGTGTGACACCCACACGAAGTATATTCCTTAAATGACTTCATTAAGTATTACCCAAGTATTTCTTATATTCTTTTTGAATCTCTGACGTTGTCCATGTTAAATCAACACCTGCTTCAGATATAAAACCTTCGTATAAAAATCGAAAGTCTTCTTCGCCAAGTGCAACTTCACACATTCTCTGAAGTCTTAGAGTATCTAAATCTACATCTTCGAGTTCCATACCTTTAGGTCTCTTAGAACCTTTTTTAGCATAATATATTTTAGTAGGATTATTTGTTACAAAGATTAATTCGCCGTCAGCGTCTAAACCTGCGGCTGTAGCATTTTTAGAACCTTTTGCATCAAGATCATTTAAAACTCCAAGTTTAATCGCTCCAGGTCTGACTTTTGAAATAATGGGTTTAAGGGAGTGTTTCTTAATGAGTCTTTCTTGTTTCTTTTTATCTCCTTTTGTTGCGAGCCATTTCTGCTCGAGCGATTTAAACGGTGCTGCTTCTTGTAACTCTGATTCAGTTTCTTTATTTTCATATCCTTCTTCAAGTTCATTCAAGGCTTTCTCTAAATCATCAGCTTGTTTGCCATGAGTTTTTGAACCCTTTTTTAAATTCTTAATTAAATCTTTTATAAATGGTATATCATCTTTATCTAATGAGTCTTTAAGAACAAACTTAACTTCTCTTGCGCCTTTAAAAAATTTAATTAACTTAGGATCATTTGGAAAAACAATTTCGTCTTTTTCATTACCTTGTTTAATTTCTCCTTTATACTTTGGAAACTTTCTTTCTGCTTGTTTAATGAATGCCCGAATATTTCTTGGGTTGTAGACAATGGCAACATTTTCTTCAAGTTCAGCTGACTCAGAATTAATACTTTTGATTTCGTCTCTTTCACTTTCAATCTCGTCGCGATGCTTTTTCCTTAAAGCTGCTTTTTCCTTAGCCCGAGAAACCGCGTCTTCTTGTAATTCTAAATCACCATATCTTTTCATCAACTGTTTTAATTTAGATTGAGTAGTATTAATAGTAAATTCATGTTCGCCATAAGGTGTTTTATAATAGTTCTGTATCTTAATACGCATTTTCTTTAATGCATCTTTAACATTAGGCCATTCACTTGCGTAGCCCCCAAATATTACGTCGAACTTCTTTTCTTGTAGGGTTTCTTCTTCTAAATCTTCTTCATTACGTAATTGCTTCATAAGGTCTGCAATCTTTCCAAGAGTTTCTTTGTCTTTGGCCGAGATGTTTCTCATCTTTCGCTCTTTGTCGATTGCCTTCATCGTACGAGCATAATTTAAAGTAGATTCTTCAATCGTTTCTTTCAGTTTAGCAAGTTTCTTTTTAAGCATATTAATATACTTGCTCTTACCGTACATCTTTACCATACGAGGTGACGGATTCTTAATTAATTTTTCAAGACTTTTTATGTCTAAAGCTTTATCTGATTGTTTTTCTTTCATATTTTTCCCATTAGGTGATTGACCAGGTGTGTCTTTTTTATATTTATAAGAAAGTTCATCTGTACCTTGTTCACCAGCGTTCTCTTTTATAAATTTTTTCATTAGCCACCAAACTCCCATCCAGCTACGCGCTTCATTTGTTTCTTAAATTCAGCAAAGCTTGGTTTACTTCTATAAAGTTTAATTGTTACTTCGGGTCTATCCTTTCCTTTGATTCTCCATTCATACCCCTTTTCTTTGTGTTCGGGTTTAGTTGTTTTTACAACTCGTCTTTCGAATCCTGCTTCCCAAGTTTCTGGTTTTCCTTTGCCCTCGGTGATACCAGACTTTTCTTGCCATTCTTCTGATGTCTTATTATCTTTGATTGGCCCACCCTTTGCCCAAGTATGACAAGAACGAGCTGAATGACATTTAAAATGATGCATCCAACAATAACCTAGCACACCATCTTTATCAGATGTTTTCCCAGGCATGCAATCTTTCATTCTAGGCGAAATATCAAAGGCTACACAATTAGCACATAATGATTTCTTAGCTGCAGCCGTAGTAGTTTTCCAGTACTTAGCAATCTTCTCCCAATAATTACCAGGTTCATCAACGTTTAATGGCCCGTAATTATATTTCTTAATTGTAGCATCGCGATTCTTTGTATTGATAGAAAGGTCTTGTGTCGCAGGTGGACATTTCATTTCTTCTTCAATCTCTTCTGGTACGCAATTAGGAACAAGCCTATTGCCTTTCTTCTTCATGCCGACTTTTTTAAATCCGTCCCAACAACCATCAGCTTCGTCTAAAGGTTTAAAACCAGCCTTTTTTCTAATCGCATTTATCTTTTTAATAATACCTTTTTGTTTCGGAGAACCGGGCATTGCACTCATTGCCTGATTTATAAGCTTGAGATATTCAGCGCTCTTCATAAGGTCGCCTCTTTGAGGGCTTCGATAACCTAGCTGATATTCTTTAAGCGATTCATTCTTTGACTTCGTAATCTCTTTCATCTTATTAATGAACTTACGATAGACTGCGGCTTCTGCTTTTTTACCCATTACACGAGCTCTTTGCTCCATTGCAATCGCAGCTTGAATTTTATGAGCGTGTGATTTACCAGAGCCTTCAATCTTCTTTACTGATTTTTCTGCAGTTTCTACATCTTTAAACCCAAGGCCTTTAATTGTTCCTTTTGGATTTTCATCAGTATATAAGTCAGAATGCTTTTTACTATTTGCGGGCTGGCCTTTCTTACGTGGAATGCGTGGATTCTTTTCTTCTACTACAGTGTATCCTAACTTAGGTACATTGTTATATCTTTCAAGTTCTTGCCCGCCCGGTGTCTGAATAGATACTCCGCCTTTTACCTTTACAATTTTAAGAGAGCTTGCCTTAGAGCCATAATCCTTTTTCAACTGTTTTTTCAGTTGATTCAGACTCATATAGTTAACTTTTTCGTTTAAAAAATCTTTAAAGTTCATCGTGCTTTTGCTGCTAAATCTTTATCTGCTCCGCCCCAAGTTCCTTTTGATTTTGTTGCAAAA